ATGGAATCCAAAAATATCTATTTCCATCAATAATTCCTTTTTATAAGCTGTCTCTTTGTGTTATGCTATCAATTGAAATTGTATCATAAACAAAGACTACGTTAAAAGTATTTAACACATTTGGACGAGCCATGCTGAAAGACATCTCATTTATTGTTCTGGGCCACAATCCATTTAAACGGAAACGCTTTAAAACATTTTCATTTAATCCAAGATGTTCAATATACCAGTTAACTTTATAGTTTGGGGTAACTGAATATCTTGTTTTATTGTCAACATGATTGTTTATAAAATTATGCCACCGATGAAATCTTTTCCACAAATCTCCACTATCTGTGTCATCTACAATGGACACAGACCATGTGGAATACAGTTTTTCACCAGGATAATTTAATTTTCTACCAAAATAAGAGTTGATCTAATATGAAATGGAATTGCGGTTCCAGCATTATTCGAATTGCCTGCATTAGAAGCAGTAGCAGCCCCAGAAGGAAAACTTCCTGTCACCAAAAATCTATTTTGGCGAGTACCACCTTTAAAGTTATCTTTAAATTCATTTAGTGATGCCATGGTCAGATTCCAGTAAGTATGTCTATATAATCAAATGTTAATGTTACATCAAAGGTAACAAATTCAGATGAGCCTAAGTCAAAATTAATTCCACCAACTTCACTTGGCCAACATCTATTTAATTTAATTTTTCTTAATACTTCACCATTTGGTCTCAATTGTTCTATAAAAAAAGTAGTTTGTAAATTGGAATAAGAATAATTGTTACCTTCTACTTTATGTGTAAGATGGCCATCCAATTTTTCTTTCCAACTATTAAATGCTTTCCATAAAGCACTGTCATTGTCATCATAAATTCTAACTGGCCATACTGAATATTGACGGTCTCCGGCAAAATACGCCATTCTTCCTCTATATGGAACACCTATAACACCAACATCTGCTTTTGGTAATGATCCAGATGATATAAGAAATGAACTAGTAGTATTATTATTCCCAACATTTACTGTACCAGGAAAAGTAGGAATAACACGAAAACGGTTTGCTCTAGTACCGCCCTTAAACCCAGCTTTAAATTGGTTTAATGAGTTATATGATGCCATATTATTGGTTTAGAGTTATATTGAGTGTAAACGAAGTTGTTCCAATCAATGGAGTTACATTTACAAAGATTGTAAGTGTTGATACGTTATCATTGTTGTTGGTAGAATCGCAAATAACTTGAGTTTTTGTAGTATCCAAATACGTAGTATATTGCAACAAATAATTTGTTATTTCTCCAGTAACTAGATTTCTGGTTGTTGGATTATTCAACTCATAGAGATATTTGAGACCAATGTTTGTAATATCTCTTTTCATTTTGGCCTTCATTTGAGCTGGGCCAATTCTTTCATCAACTATTGGATTAGATGTTGAAGCAGTTGCTCCAACTAAATCAGCACCAAGGAATTTGGTTGTATAATTTAAGAAATAGTTTACACGAGCATTTTTAAGAAGATTTTTAAGATCAGTATCAGCAAAGTTTACTGTGGTTGTTACGTCTCCATTTAAAATGAAGCCTCTAGCAGATCCTGCAATAGTTAAATAAAGTTCATTTCTGGCATTAACGCGTGTAAACATACCAGCAACATCAGCACTAAGATTATTAACATAAGTCAATACACCGGAAGTATAAAGCGATGGAAGTGGAAGATTTGTTACTGTTTTTTGACCATACACAGAAAATACACGATCAGCTACAGTTGCGCCTTCGACAAATGATGTTCCATTAAAAACAAAATTTGTTAAAGTTGTTCCTGCTCCATCATCTAGACTGGGAAATACACCAATAGTATATGGTGCTTCCTTTTCAAGCCATCTTTGGGCGCCAGAAAAACCTAAACCAGTTGCACCCATAATTAAATCAAAATCTGTATTAAAATCAGTTTTCCAGTCTAAAAAACCTTTTGTAGTTCCTGCAATGACGAGATTACCACCGTATGAAAGATAATCTAATGCATATAAAAATTCTCTTCCGGCACCAGTAACTCCAAGATTACTGGTTTGATCAAGATTAGTTGTACCATCATAGATAAAGAATCCAAAACTATTTCCTGTAGTTGTTGTAGGATTTATTAAAGCCCCAGTAACACCATTTAATTTGTTTAAATCATTAACCATTGCTGATGGCGAAGTATAATACACATACGTTGATGCGGTAGTACCTATTGCTGGCGATGACTTAATTGCTCTGGCATAAATTAGCCAACCAAATAAATTTCCGGGATTGTTTGATGCTCCAACAGAACTAAATGTTGGGGCTACATAGGTTAAACCTATCAAATAGCCGCAATCCATCTTAAATGCATCAGAGGCTGTTTCAGTTCGAAATTGATTAGTGCTAGTAAAAGAACTAAGAGTTGGCATGATTGTCCTTTTTTATCACTAATATTTAGTAATTTTTTATACCTTCTTCCAAACAACATTTCCATCAGAAAATTCATCATCTTCCATAGATTCTTCGCTTAACATGAATAAAGTATTGTCATCTTCAGGTTTTTTGGCTTCTTCATAATTGAATTTGGCGCTTTCAATTAAATCTGCAAAGTATTCTTGTCTCGTTAACCAAGCAAAGAATACCAAAGTCATTACAAGATCGTCATTATGTCCTTCTTCTGCCTTGAATGTATTTGACTTTGAAACAAATGTTATTAATTCAGCCAATATTCTTTCATCATTTATTAAAATTTTGTCTTCTTCAACTAACCTTTTAAATATAGCACACCCCAATTTTTTGGTTTGAGTAGTTGTTCTTAAACCCATTTCGCTTCTTCCGCCAGCAAATCCTTGAGATAACATCTGCCCTTTGCGACCCATTATTTTGGTCATAAGGACATTTTCATATTCCAAATCATTGTAAAGAATGGAAGAAACCTGACCACCTATGTCATTTGTTTCTACCAAGACATATGCATTATTATATCGTTCTCCAACTTTTTTAATTACATTTGGAAAATTAAAAGGACTTACTGCATTATTTCGATATGATGCAACTACCTTATATGGAGCCGAAGTACCATTTATTACGGTGAATGCCGAATAGTCTGATCCTTGTCCTCTGGAGACATCGGCTTGTAAAAAGTAAATTTCATCTTTTCTAGAAAGTTCAAATATTCTAAGTCCATCAGAATCTTCTTGCAAGAACTCCTCTGGCGCCAGAACGTTTAGTTTTGAAGTAGCGATCAGTGTGTTGGACGATCCCAAGAAACTACAGCCATATTCCTGTTCGAACTGCTCAGGGCTTGTATTGGCAATCTGTTCCGCTGCCCAAACATCGTCTCTTTTTCTTCCACCCGAGGTAATTGGTACATCTCTCCAACTAACTTCTACGGGAATAAATTTATTCTTTAGTTTATGGCCTTCTGCCCTGTTGGCATCAACCCAAAGTTTATGGAAGTGATTCATACCATTAGGAGTAGAAACTATTACAAGTTTAGTTGTTGTACCTGCTGAAATCGTAGGGTAGGTTGATGCATAGAATTCTTCAGCTACGTGAGATGGCAAGAAGGCATATTCGTCCAAAAGAAGAAAGTTAAACGAACCACCACGGATTGCACCGGAAGAGGTAGCATCACATACTACTCTGGAACCATTTTCCAATTTTAAAGATGTCTTATTCCACTCCACCACACCCTGTTGTAGGAATTGTGGTAAATTTTCATAAGCTAATTGTAATTTAGAATACAATTCATCTTTGGCAGTCTTTAGTCTGTTTGCCAGAATTGCCACGCTTACACTTTGGTTAAAGGTAATATAGTGGCAGATATAACCAATTACCGAGGTAGATTTACCAGACTGACGGGGCCATTTGGAAATAACAAATCTATTTTTATGAATATAATCAACAAACTTTTGTTGATAGTCATAAAGTTCAAAGGGCATGATGCCTTTGTCAAGAGTCTTTACTTTGATGTATTTGTTGCAAAAGTATACAGGATCATTTGCACATTTAATATATTCGTCTAGTTGTTCTTTTGTATACTGAAGCTCAATGCCCGGTGGTTTGAGTTTTGGATTATTCCTATATCCCTGATTATTCTTGTTGAGACTCATTCTTTATTGCCTCTATATCAATCACATTTTTTTCTGTACTTCTATCTTTATTTAACAGGTTCTGCAAATCCTTTGTCGAACCAACAAATACAGAATTATTTGTCTGCTTTATTTCAGTCTTACTATTTGTAGTTTCTTTAGCTTTTTTGTGCACATCCAATACATTATTGTTTAAATCTGCCATTGTCTTTAAAAGAATAGCAACCACTTCAAATGCTCTGGGTGCATCAGATTCAGTAGCAACTTTCAATGCAGCCTCCAAAGCAATATTTCCGCTACCAATCAAATCTTTTAGATTTGATTGTACAAGTGTATAATCTTTTTGAAAATTATTTGCATCGTACGTACCGCCCAAAATTTCTTTTGTTTTAGAGTCTGGTTGATCAGGAACATTAAAAAATTTAGCTAATTGTTTATTCATGAGTCAAATCCAAATGCGATTCCAGCTGTTAGGCCAGAAACAGAAACTGAATTGATAACAGTTCCATTTTGCACTTTTCCAAATATATAACTTTTTGCTACAAAAGTAAATGAAGAAATATTAATACGGCGAGTAGAAAGATCGCCATCATATCTTTCACTGATGCTATTGGAAACCAGTGTTATGGGTATATTGATACCCGGTTTTGCAGGATTCAAATCCATTGTTATCACGTGCTGTGGATTGAAATACGGCATTATTTGTTCAACAATTTGCAATGTATCATCAATATGTCTTGTATAAATAAACAAAGTAAATCCTATATTGACTGGAATTTCTTCGGTTATAACCAGTGGATTTTCGGCACAATTTGCTGTTGACCGTGAAAGTGAAGGTGTATTTACATTGCGTCTTCGGCCTGGATCCGCTTGTATGCTTGTCATAACATAACTCATACGCGGAAGCTGGTTTTCAATTCTTAAACCATCATTAATTGATGATGGTTCTAAAAACCTTATTATAAATTTTTCTTGAGAAGCATAAGTAATGGGTACACGAATGTTAAGATCGTTACCACCATCAGGATTAACATGGTCAACAGATATATTGTTGAATAGGGTACCAAATCCTATCACTATTTTTCTAAGACTTTGGTTGTAAAAATATCCAAACATTTATTACCTTAAGGACTTTCTTCTGTTGCAAAAGGATTCTGAGGATCAAACGTATATCCGTTGGCTTCTGTTTGTAGAATATCATTTACACCAGCAGTTGTACCGATATTTATATTGAGTGGTATGATTTGAGAACCAGATAGTCCACGAGTTTGAGAAATAATAGAATCAATTGTTTGATTATTTGTTTCAACCTTCTCATAACTATAGGTGAACAATTCTGCAGTTATCATATAAGAATAAAGTTTTCCAAATGGGTATAATGGATTTTCGTGTTCTACAAAGTTTATTTCAAATAAAGACTTGGAAAGAGGAAAATAAATTAAATCACCTTCTCTCGGTCTTGTTATAGATGGTTGATTTGCAATTACTTCTTGAGCAAATCTTTTTCTTGCAAAAAGTAATGTAACTTTATCTTTAATCTCAAGACCAAATTGAGTTATTACATCAGTTCCATCAAATCCTTTATAATTCATCAAATACATTTCTAGTGTATAAGATTTTGTAAATGATGATCCAGGATCTTCACCAAAAATTCCATCTATTGAAAAATATTCTCTTGGAACATATATACAATCCTGTCCCATTGCCTGTATTACTTCTATAGTAATACTTTCGGTGAGATCTTGCTCACCTTTATTACTATAATTTGATATGTATGGATTTGTTGCCATTTTAACCTATTAGTGGATCTGGGGGCAGTTCTTGTGTTTTTACGAGCTGTTGTTCTATGACATTGAGTTCGTTCATGGCTTCCGTCATCATTGCTGGTGCGTTTAACTGTGCTCCACCGGGTAAAGGAACTCCTGCAAACTTTAACAAATTTTGAGCCCATTGTTTTTTCAATAATGCAGTATAATATCTTATAAAAACTCTATCATTCCAAACTTTATTATATTGGCTAGTATCAATTTGAACATAAGCCTCTACCATTAAAAATGCTCCAGCAGGAAGTTTGCTATGCTCTGTATCTAAAAAGAGTCTGTCGGTTGTTCTCGTATATGTAAAGGATGTTGGGTAGTTAAATACATCATTAACCAATTTAATATAACTCATACCTTCCATGTATGCAGCCATTGGTCCCTGAGGAGCGCCTGACTGGTTAAAGTACAATCCAAAGAAATCAAACAATGTCATTTGATACCGCAAATCAAACATATAATCACCAACAATATCGCTTGGTGCATATACTTTTGTAATGGTACGAATATCTGTTGCTATAGGCCAGTAACCAGTATTGCCATCTTCATCTGTTTTAATTTGTGCACCGAGAGCTGGTCCAAATTGAGTTGTGTCAAAATATCTATTAGCCCTATCTGCTTCTGTTATTCTATATGCAAATAAAGCACGTTGATTAAAATCAAAGTGTCTTTCATACATATATTCCAGTGCTTCGTCAAGACGATCTTCAGCTTGAGTGGGGTCTATGTTTACCTGAATAACAGGAGCACCA